CTTCAGAAGAAGCTTTTAGAAAAGCCAGAGCTTTAATGGGACTACAAAAACAAAAGCTTAGAAACATCATAGATCCGATAACTACGCAAGAAGCTTTCTTAGACTACCTAGATGCTAGACCTGAGGTAGGAAGAAAGATGATGCAGTATATGGCAGGTGGTATAGAAACAGAAAAAGCTTTAAAAGAGATGGGTTTTGATCCAGCACAGGACGTATTTAAAGGTAGTCTTGAGAAGTATACGGACTTTTTTCAAACAATTTACGCTACAAAGGCTCAAGATGTTCTAACAAAGTCTATTGAGTTTATGTATAATATTGAAAAAGGCTTGAAAGTTAAGTATGGTATGGGATACAATGATCTTATTCGTTCTGGGAACATGGATGAGATTATGTCCAAAAACGATTTCATCCAGATAGAAGCCAAGGCTATAGACGATACCCTCAAGTCTGTGTTTGGTAAGAAGTACGGTAAGTTAGACTTTCAAAACCCACTAAAGCTAGTAGCTTATGGTATAGAAGAGTTTAGAAAGATACCTGTTGTAGGACTCTCTCTACCATTTGGGCAGTTCTTTAATAACACCGTAGCATTTATGTCAGACTATTCGGGTATGAGCGTGGCATCTAGTGTGTGGAATAGAAAGAACTACTTTCAAGCAAACAAAGCTTTACGAGCAAGATACTTAGAAAAGAAAGGAAAAGAAGCAGAAGCATTAACTAATAGGGCAATACGAAAAGGAGAAAGAACTGATCCAGAATCTAATACAGGAAAAGCTATTAGTGAACTTATGTCAGAAAAAAAGATACAGCAATATATAGAAGAGAATAATACTATTAAGTACACAGAGGGGGATGTTAGAGAGTCTCTTATAAAAGGTGCTATTGGTTGGTCTGCTGTGTGGATGAAATCATCACAAGAGATGAAGAACATAGATGAAGGACTTGCTTGGGATCAAGAAAGAGACGCAGACTTTCTTACAGGACAGAAGGGTGCAGCCTTAACCACTAAGCAGTACGACTATCCAGAGTCTTTGTTTAAATATGCGGCTAGAGTAGTCGCTCATCACAGACGAGGAGAGGAAGTCCCTGCAGAAACAGGTAAAGTATTTTGGGATGTTTTTGGTTTAGGTCAGTTTGACAGAAGCTTAGGCACATACGAGAGAGGTCTGGGTAATATAATCCTTGGAGTATCAACAGGAGAACTAGATAGCTTTCTATCAGACTCCGCACCCACTATTTTTGGAGAGGCTTTTTCTACAGTAGGTGCAGGTCTGACAAGACCCTTAGATCCTATCAATCAGATGGTAGCGTTAGCGGAGGGTGATAACTACGTAAACGTGGACAGGAGACAAGGTAATAAATACTTTAATAGATCCATACGATATGTAGATAAAATATTCTCTGGCTTACTACCCGAACAACCTGAGAAAACAAGTGCTACATCAAACACACCAAAAGGATCAGGGGCATCTAAAGTGTTAGGATACAGAGAAGTCCCTAAACAAAGCTACACGGAGAGGATGTTTAACATGATAGGCAGACCGAACTGGAGAGTAGGATTTTTCGGGGATATCCCTAAGGCAGATGCAAAGTTAAACCAGAGACTTTTCTACGAGCTAGAACAAGCAGCAAAGACAGCCTTTCTTGTAAAAGGCTTTAAGAAGATGTCTACCGCACAGAAAGAAAAGGTAGTAAAAGGTTTGTTGGAGAGAGCAAAGAGACGAACCAAACAGGCTTTCAAAGGCTCTGTGTTGATAAGCGACAGAGAACTAGAACTGATGTACAGCCTAGATAAAACGTACAAAGATAGTGTATTAAGAAAAGCCATGTCAGATCTTAACATGGATGAAGATTTAGATGATTTGAATGAAAATCAATTAAAGTTATTAAGAAACTACATAAAAAGTAGTGACGAATATCCTAAAAGAGTTGTGGGAGAGTTGTAAAAAGAAAGGGGCTTTCGCCCCTCTCAATTAATACCATTTGGTATATAGTCGGCTTGGATCTAAACTAGACCAAGAGGACGAAACGGCTGATACACCCAAAGCTTTAAGCTCTTCACGTAAAGCCTCGTCTGCAGACTTACGTGCTTCCATTGCAGATTTAACACCTGCAAATCTTTTATCACGATAAGCCTTTTTCATATCTCTGAGTTGTAATTCCAACTCTTCAATTTGTTTTGCCATCTCCTCTAGACTAATATCACTTTCCATCTTCACCTCCGATTTTTTGAAAGCTTTTTCTGCTTCTTGCCTCGCTTTGTTCATCCAACCTCTCCAAGTTTCGATAATATGCGACATTGAAGCCACGCTCCCATTCTTTGAACGAAACAGTGTTCGGGTAAAATGGGTTGCCCATCAGCATCTTTGTGTCGGGTTGTAACTGACCCTTCCTAAAGACTCTGAATCCTAATGTAAATGGTCTATCTTTTTTATATGGTTTGTTCATTAATAAATTTATTTCTTTCTGAACAACCTATAAATAAAACAGTAGCACCTTTTTCTTTTTTCTTTAAATGTTCCTGCAATGTTTTATTAATATGATCATTGTATGTTTGAAGATAAGATATGCACTCCTTATCTGTTTTAAAAGTATCGCCTTTGTATTCTATTACGCTAACAATACCTGCTACAAATATGGTTGCGTATATAACTATCGTTGCCATTCTATGCTCCTATATCTACGATTTCACAACTGTCACCAGAACACGCAAATGTTTGTGACGACTTTGTGTTATCTTCTTTTTCATAATTAATAAAGGACTTCCAATCTATATTTCCGAATTTACCGCTAAACTCATTGTATACAGCTTCTGTGCAGTCCTGATAGGGTGCTTGTTGATAAGTATGATCTGAGTGTGGTAAAAAAGAAACACCAGACATCTCGTCAAAATGTTTAAACACAAACGCACCAACTTCCATCCATTCATCATCCCTCACAGAAACGGTCACTGACGGCTTGTGTTCACACCAGTGCCTCTGGTATGTGAGCCACGTTTGTAGCTGTTGTATGGCTGTCATATCGTCCCTCTTGACCGATTTCTTTGGTGACTTCATAGGGAAGCTAAATACTGTCTGAGTATCAGGCTTCATTACGTCTGGTTCGCTAGGTATACCGCTATCTACCATGAAGTTAGTAAGAGGATCTTTATTATCGCCCCTGACAGTACGGATATAATAACTACTATGACGAGGGTGGATACCACTGCTTGAGTCAACAAGCTGTGATACTGTCCCACTTGGTTTGACACAAGTGATGGCGGTGCTTTGTGGGATTGCAAAGATTGCTGACCATTCCTTGTTCGTTTCCACAGCAACTTTCCTAAGTTCTTCAAGTGTTTTATCAAGTCCGTGTTTCCTTCCGCTAGTTAGTTCGTTATCCATGATACCAGTCAGACTGACACCAAGGAGTCTTTCTTCTTCTGTGTTTCTCTGCCATATCTTCCTGAGGTATGGGAACTTAGTAAGAGTGGACTGTGCCGTGCCAAGTATCGTAGCAAGCCTTACCTTTCTCTTCAAGTCATCAAACTTATCCTTCTCTCTTATTACAACCTCTGTTAAGTTACAAAACTGATAGGGTCTAAGTATAATTTCACTACAAGGATTAGTGCCAAACTCATGGTCAGCATCTCTTCTGCCAAACTTCTTTGCTTGTTCCTTTGCAGATATTCTATTAAATATACCGCGCTCTCCTGACTTTGACTCGACAAGAGATGTCCACTCTCGTAAGAATGTCTCTCCGTCAGGCTTGTCTGTGTAGCATACAGAGTTGTTAGATAGTGCCATCTGTGGTGCTGTCTCCCACCACTGTCCCGACTTGGCATGTCTCATGCGTCCATCAGATAGGTTAGACAAACTTATCATAGCAGAACGTCTAACACCGCCCGACACTACAACCTCTCCAACCTTACACATTAAGTTATGACAATCGTAGCTAGACAGCTTACGTCCTGCATTGTGTTTAAACAGTGAAGTAGTAAAGGTAAAAAGATCTATCAAAGGTGCAGGACCACTTGCTCTACCACCAAACACTTTTAGTCTTGCCCCTGCAGGTCTAACCTTAGATGTGTCCCAACTTGGTGCTTCACCCATATACAAGTGTCCTATTAGTTTACGCAGAGCTTTTGCCCAACCCTCTTTGCTATCCTGCACATTAATAACTGTATCTACATCTTCTATGCTTTGTGGTATTTCAGGCAACTGATTCACATACTGTCTCTCAACAGAGAAGCCAACACCTGTGCCACACAATAGTATGTACATCGCTTCATCAAAAGCTTTTGGGTCATCTATTGGTAGATAGCTACAGTTGTATCCTGCTGTATTATCTCTTTCCAAAGCTGATCCTGCTGTCATCAACGCTCTCATAGACGGCATAACTTCTAAATTATGTATAGCGTCAAACATTTCTGTTTTAGGTAGCTGTCCCTTTACTTTTTCTGTTATATAATTTACATATCGGGATACTGTTTCTTCCCACGTTTCTCTGCGTCCTGCGTCATCCATCCACCTAGCGTACCTAGATATAGCTATAAACTTTTGATAATCATTCATGCTTTTTTACTTTCACTCCCTCTAATAATGTTATACCATCAATATCGAATAGATAATCTCTTAATATATCTTTAAGAGCTTGCTCATCTCCTTCTTTGCCATCATAGTTGACAGGTAATATATTCTCTTCCTCGTCTACCTCTATGGTCATATTTACTGTAAACTTCATGAGTCTTTCTCTAACTCTTCTATTAATCTATTTAGATACCATTTACCTTTTTTCAAGTCTTGTATTTTTAAATCTGCTAAAGAGTTCTTATAGTCAAATCTGTGTAGATACTTGTGTACGTTGCCCTCGCAGTAATATCTAAAGTTATCTCCTAGTTGTTGCCTTATGTAGTCAATACACTCCATACCGCCTTTATTGTAGTGTGGTGGATTATTTACCTCGTCTGTCATTTTTGTTGCTCCAGTCTAATTTAATAACATTGTCTTTGCTTTCTACAATCTCAAGCTTAGGGACTCTTGGTGTGTGCTTCTTCAAGAAAGCAGACATCACCTCTCTGAACTCAGGATCTATCTCCATCATTCTAACAACTTCCATCATAACTGTCAACATATCAATGACACCATCATGCGTTACTTTGTCCCACTTGTTGTCATCACTATATAATAAGTTGAAGGTACTCTCACCTGTTGCCCTACCAAGATCATCTGTCTCAACTTTAACAACTAAAGCATAGTCTTCTTTTCCAATATAATTTGTCATGAGCCTATAGTTTTATCCTCTTTTTTCTTTCTGTCAACCATTGTTTTGGTATTTCTTTATGTGCGTAGAGAAAGCCGTGTTTGTCACACCAATCGCAGTATCGAGTCTTAGATCCTTTGCGTAAAAGATTGTTTGCATTTTGAAATAGAAACCGTATATCTAAGTCAGGATACTGCTCTTTTATTAGCAAATGTTTCGTTCTATCGCTTGGACGTAACCACCCTTTCGCCTCAATAATAATACCATTGTTAAGAATAAAGTCAGGCTTATAGTATCGGTGTCGAATAACAGCGTATTTAATTCTGATTTCTTCATATCTCACCTTTTGCTTTACTGACCTTAGCCATTTTGCTACATCATACTCGAACTTGCTCTTTAACTTCAGTTTCGCCATTTGCAACCTTTACATAATTAATCAAAGGAGGGTTTGCAGATTTAGAAACCTTTGAAGGTAAGACTTGTAAGTCTGACCAACAAGCATCTTTAAAAGAACAAAGACTACACTCAATGCCTAGCTTTAGATTACCGCTTGCTTTTCCGTAGTACGTTTCCTCTATCGGTTCGTAACATCTTTCAAAAGGTGCATCGTCCTCTATGTAGGCTATAGTATCATCTATCTTTTTAAGTTCTTCCTGCATGTTGAGATCGTCAGCATCAACATACTTGAAGTTTCCGTTGGCTTTATTAACTGCCCACCAACCACCTGCTTTTACTCCTCTAGCCTTAGCATACCCTGCTAACTGTGCAACGTAACCAAAACTATCTTTACTCTTTAACGTGTTGAAATCTACAAA